AGAAAGAACAAAAGACACCATTAGGCGAGTTCATCCTTAGTTACTTTGATAGAGAAAACGGACAGTTTCCAAAAGGTGAAACAGCAGTACTTACTATGGTAGAAAAAGACTACGGCGAAAAGTTTATCGAACCTGCAAAACAGTTTATTGAAAAAATTAATAGTAAAGTTGCAGAAGTAATGGGCTACAAAGAAACAGAAGAGCCACAAGAATTCAACGATATTAAGAGATTAGCAGGGCTATAATAGTCCTGTTATAAGTTTTTAAGTTTTTCTTTAAAAAAGACTTGACATTGTTTGTAGTGATGTTATAATAATAACTGTGCTGCAAACAAAAAGGCACAAAGCATATAGGCAACATTATAGGAGAAAAGGCACTATGGCATCATTAGCAGAAATCCGAGCAAAGCTCAAAGAACAAGAAGCAGGAGCTTCAAACAATCGTCAATCAGGTGGCGACAACAGCATTTACCCGTTTTGGAATATTAGTGAAGGTAGTAGTGCAACACTGCGATTCCTTCCTGATGGCAATACAGATAACACATTCTTTTGGCAAGAACGTTTAGTTATTAAACTGCCATTTGCGGGTATAAAAGGTGAAACAGATTCACGTCCAACACAAGTACAAATTCCATGTATGGAAATGTACGGCGAAACATGTAATATTCTAAATGAAGTACGTGGTTGGTTTAAAGATACAAGTCTAGAAGACATGGGTCGTAAGTATTGGAAAAAGCGTTCATATATTTTTCAAGGCTTTGTAACAGATAACCCACTAGCTGATGATCAGACTCCGGAGAATCCAATCCGTAGATTTATTATTGGTCCACAAATCTTCCAAATCATTAAGCAGGCACTTATGGATCCAGATATGGAAGAATTGCCAACAGATTATACTGCTGGTGTAGACTTCCGTCTTAACAAAACATCCAAAGGCGGATATGCAGACTACTCAACATCTAACTGGGCACGCCGAGAGCGTCCACTAGGTGATGCAGAGATGAATGCAGTTAATGCACACGGTTTGTTTAATCTAGGAGACTTCCTTCCTAAAAAGCCCGGCGAAGTTGAACTTAAGGTCATGCAAGAAATGTTCGAAGCATCAGTAGATGGTGAAGCATTTGATGCAGATCGTTGGGGACAGTACTTCCGTCCAGCAGGTATGGCTCAACGCACAGGTGACCCACAAGTAGCAGCAAGCCCGCAAGCAACTGCTGTAAGTCAAAGCGCACCTACGCCAACACCAACCCCTGCTCCAGTAGCAGAAGCGGCACCAGTTGCAGCAGATCCTGCACCACAACCGGCAACAGCAAATGCAGACGCAAACGATATTCTTGCAAAGATTAGAGCACGTCAAGGTTAAGAGCAACTAAAATGGGTTGCATTTATAATTTGCAACCCATATTATATTTGGCTTTTTAGGAGAAAACATGGCTAATAAATCATTCGATCCGACTAAGTTCCGTAAGGACTTAACAAAATCCATCTCAGGAATGAGCAGTGGATTCAACGATCCCAAAGACTGGATCAGTACAGGCAACTATGCACTAAATTATCTTATTAGTGGCGACTTTAATAAGGGTGTTCCGCTTGGTAAGGTAACTGTGTTTGCTGGTGAATCTGGCGCAGGCAAATCTTATATCTGTTCAGGTAACATTGTAAAAGCGGCACAAGATCAAGGTATCTTTGTAGTACTAATTGACTCAGAGAACGCACTCGATGAAAGCTGGTTACAAGCATTGGATGTGGATACGTCCGAAGAAAAACTACTTAAACTTAATATGTCAATGATTGATGATGTTGCTAAAACATTATCAACATTTATTACAGATTACAAAGCAATGGAAGAGGAAGAACGCCCTAAGGTATTGTTTGTAGTTGATAGTTTAGGTATGTTACTAACACCTACTGATATTGATCAGTTTAACAAAGGTGATATGAAAGGTGATATGGGTCGTAAGCCCAAGCAGTTAACATCACTTGTTCGTAACACAGTTAACATGATCGGTTCATTAAACGTAGGCTTAGTATGTACTAACCACACTTATGCATCACAGGATATGTTTGATCCAGATGACAAGATTAGTGGCGGTAGTGGCTTTATCTATGCATCAAGTATTGTTGTTGCAATGAAAAAAATGAAACTGAAAGAAGACGAAGACGGTAACAAGATCAGTCAAGTTATGGGTATCCGTGCTGGCTGTAAAGTTATGAAGACTCGTTATGCCAAACCTTTTGAAGGTGTACAAGTAAAGATTCCATATGAAACAGGTATGAATCCGTACAGTGGTTTGCTTGAATTATTTGAAGCAAAAGGCATTATTAAAAAGCAAGGCAATCGTTTAGCATACACTACACTCGACGGTGAAGAAATACTTGACTACCGTAAAAAGTGGATTGGCGAGAATCTCGATAAGGTTATGTCAGATTACCTAATACAGGAAACAATGGAGGTAAATACCCCTGAAGTTGACGAAGAAGTAATTGATGATAATCTTGTTGAGGAAATAACAGCCAATGACTGAAGAACAAATAGTTGAGTTTTGGACAATGTTCGAAAACTATATTGATAAAAAACAAATGAATTTATGTGTAGAGAAATATGTTGATATGGTTATTGACTTCGGAGTCGATGATCAAACCCTAAAAGGGTGTATTGGGCATAGTACTATATTAGATTCTGCAATATATTATTATTTCGAAATGGACGAAGATGACGAATATAACGAGGATTGGGATGAGTAATGTGGTATAGTAAAATATCGAGAGATATAAGCCAAGTACCAAATGCAATTAATTACTTTTCTAATCAACTTGAAGATGCAAGACTAGAGGTTAAACTTAAAGGTAACGTCGAACGTGCTGCCGCTGAAATGCCCGGCATTGTTGAACATCGTTTTAATCAACTTCAAGAAATTGAAGCCATACTTAACTATATGAATATTGAGCTACGCAGATTGCGTAGTTCATTTTTTAAGAAATATCTTGAAAACTATCAACGGGCACTGTCTAGTCGTGACGTAGAAAAATACGTAGACGGCGAGGCAGATGTCGTTGACTACGAAAAGATTATCAACGAGTTTGCACTAATGCGTAATAAATGGTTAGGTTTACTTAAAGGACTTGATCAAAAGCAATGGCAAATTACAAACGTTGTTAAACTACGTGTAGCAGGCATGGAAGATGCTTCGTTATGATAGTCCTACAGTAGTAGGATTTTCAGAACTAAATCTATTTGGTATATCATTTAATATGTCTAATTGGCATATGATAGATTTTGACGATGCATTAAAAGATCGTGCAGATGTTTTTTTTCAAATAAATGTACAAAAAGATAAAACAAAAAAAGTTAAGTCTTATAATTACATCAAGCAACAGCATAAGCCTATATTAGTTTGTGAAAGTAATTTGTTTAGAAAAAACAGTTATCCTATTACAGATGATCGTTGTTACTACAGATTAGGCTGGGATCATTTTTTACGTTGTGGAAACTTTAATAATAAAAATAGTCCTTCTGATAGATGGAAACATATTCAAAAATTACAAAACTTACAAGTTAAAGATTGGCGCACTACTGGAGACTACATAGTTATTGTTTTGCAAAAGCCCGGCGATAGTACATTAAATAGTTTATATAAAACATATGGTACATATGAAAACTGGATACAAAAAACTATAGATCAAATTAGAAAATACACAAATCGAAAAATAGTAATTAGGCCACACTTACATACTACAAAACTAAACTATAAACAGTTTGAATCAATTGATAACAATATAGAAATATCAAATGTTTTTAAGAATAGAACAAAAATAGAAGGCGGTAAATCTTTAGAACATGACTATGCAAATGCATATGCTGTAGTTGGTTACAATAGTAATAGTCTTGTAGAAAGTACGTTAGAAGGAATACCTACATTTGCAATGAGCGACGAAAGTGTAGTATGGGATGTAAGTAATATGAATAAATTACAACTTATAGAAACTCCTAATAGAAATATTGACAGAACGCAATGGTTATACGATGCAGCTTATATGATTTGGACTAAAGAAGAAATAGCAAACGGAACAGCATGGAATCATTTGAAAGGAGTTTATTTTGAGTGAACCACCTTGGGCAGCACGTAACATAATTTTTAAAGATTATGATATAGAAAATAAATCTATTATAGATTTTGGATGCGGTGATAAAAGTATTTGTAATTATTTAAATTTTAGTAATTATGTAGGATATGATTTAAATCCTAAAGCTGATTACAATATAGATTTCAATAGCAACTTTACTATTACACATACCGCAGATATCGGTCTTGTATTGGGTGTATTAGAATACTTAGACGATCCTAATGCATTTATAGAAAAAATAAAATCAACATGTGATAGATTTATAATTATGACATTGGCAATTAAGGCGCCTAAGTATCATCATGGATGGAAACGTTGTTACAATGACGAAACATTTAATGAAATCTTAACTGCACATTTTAATAACATTAATAGAACTACAGTCAATCGATATCTTATTGCTGATGTAACTCCATAAATAGTATTAGGAGACATTCATGGAAAACTTTAACTACCTTATAGATAAAATAAATGATTCTACATTTACATTAGATCCTTTTAAGTTCGTCTATATAGAAGATTTTTTTACAAAAGATCATTTTGATCGCATAACCAGTTGCAAACAAATTAACGTTCCTCAATTCAATTCTACAGAAGAAATGTGTAGTGAATTAACTAACACATACAAATATAAGCCTCAGCCTTTTCCTGGATGTACTACAAGTGTTCAATCATATTTAGAATGGTACAACAATAAAGATATTGCTGATAAAGTAGCAAATCAAGATCTATTAGAAGGCTACGGCGTAGCATTTAGATTAAAAAAATATGAAGATTCTATATTAGAAGAACTTGTTGAATTTTTTAATAGTAACGAATGGCATAATTGTATTAAACAAAAATTTAATAAAACAGGCGAAACAAGTGTAGATACTGCAATACAAAAATATGTATCAGGATACGAAATAAGTCCACACCCAGATATTAGACGTAAGTGTGCTACGTATATGATTAATATTAACACAGCACCCGAAGCAGAACATTTAGGATTACATACACATTTTATGACATTTAAAGATGACAAGAAATGGATATTCGATGAATGGCAACATAAACAAAACAAAGACACATGCTGGGTTCCGTGGGACTGGGCAGTTACACAATACGAGCATTCAGTAAATAATTCTATTACAATGTTTGCTCCAGACTATAATACGTTACACGCAGTAAAATTAGATTACGATCATACCAAACTTCAACGTACACAAGTATACGGTAATTTATGGTATACTGGAGATAGTAGGCCAAAAGTTAAAAAGATGAATTGGAAAAAATTAGATGGCGTATAAACGCAAAGAAGACGGTGTTATTTTTGAATATCTACGCAAACAAAATTTAAAAACTACTATACTTGATGTAGGCGCACGAAAAGGATCTTGGTATAGGAACTTTAAATTAGTGTATCCTAATCTTCCAGTACATATGTTTGAACCTACCCCGAACATAGTTGAATATTTAAATAAACACTACGGCAATATGAACCACATCAGCGTTCACGGAGAAGCATTAAGTGATTGTGTTGGTGAATTTGAATTTCATCTTAACTTAGATAAACCGGCGTGGAGCGGATTAACAAAACATCCAAAACATGCCTATACAACTATACGTGTGCCTGTTAAGACTATCGATTCGTATAATTTTCCAGAATTATCTTTTATTAAGATTGATGTTGAGGGTAACGAATATAAGACATTAAACGGTGCAATAAAAACTATACAACGTCATAAGCCTATAATATATTTTGAATGTGCAGATGTACATTTAACAAACTATACTAATACAAGTGCAGATGTTTATAACTTTTTTATTGACCAAGGTTACACAGTATATGACTTAGACATGAAGAAGTTAACTGTAGATGATTTCTGTACACACACTTATAACAAGCCAAGTTTTTATCATAATTTTATAGCACATGTATGAACTACATCGAAAAAGTAAAACTAATGTAGGCGATGCTTTTTGCAACCCCAGTAGATACTTTGAATTTCCTAATATAAAAACAGTTGATATAATGCGAGCTCCTGACGTAAAAGGAGATACTATTATAGTAGGCGGTGGAGGTTTAATACATAATAAGTTTGGACCAAAAATTGCCGAGTTAGTTGATTGTGCAGACAAGAGTATACTATGGGCTATAGGTCATAACTTTAGTAAAAAAGCAGAACGCAAACATACTAAAAGTATATGGTATCCAGAATATACTCGCAAAGCATCACTTGCTGGGATAAGAGATATAGGTGAGTTTTACTTGCCGTGTGTAAGTTGTATGCATCCTGCATTTAATAAAAAATATAAATCTACACATGATTACGTGTATTTTACTCATCATTTTAAAAGTAAATTTGACCAAGCCGATGTTCCGCATATGACTAACGCAGAGATGGATTTTGATAAAGTTATAAGTTTCCTTGCATCTGGAGATACAAT